TTCAGAGAAAAAATTATTTTTAATAGCATTTAAATCAAATAGAAAGTTTTGTGGATTTTTTACAAATTCATGTCTTTCTAATCGTTTAAACCATATAACTATATCTTTATTAACATTATCTATAGGGGCACTTACAGATATGTCGGCGCTTGTATCTTCTCCGGCTGCTAATTCTAATTCTTCTACATCTTCATCTGATATCCAATATGATATTTTGTTACCATCTTTATCAACTGTTAATCTTGTATCTTTTACCATTGTATCTAAATTAGTTTTATAAAATACGTTATGTAATTCTTTGAATCCTTCATACCAATTATGCATGGCGGTTTTTTTCCACTCAAATCGTGCTAACATAGATGGATCAATAGTAGATTCGAATCTAGTTTCCATAATTCTAATTAATTTTTTTAATTCTTCTGCTGACTCCGGATTGACTACATCTTTTAATGACTCATATGGATCTCCAATTTCTGAAATTGGCATTATTGTATCTTTATAAAATTCTTGAATTTTTGGTGTTAATTTAAATAATGATGCTTGACCTGCTTTTGCTGGATCAAATTTTCCAGATTTTAATTCTTTAACTTCCCATTCGCCATTTGGCATAACGATATCATGATAGGCTGTTCCGCCTGGCATCGAGTCTTTAACGCCTAATAATATTGACATTTCACCATTACCCATTCCACCACGTGCACCGCCAATATTTACTAAAAAGAATTCCGTAAACACTTCATAACCTGTTTGTACAAATGATTCTATAGAATGTTTTCTAAAATTTTTATTAAATAATAGTTGTTTATCAGGAGTCATTCCGTTATATATGGTAATAATTTGATCTACTATCGCAGATGGTAATTTTAATTTTTGAATTAATACTGATTTAATAGTTGAACTATTAATTTCATTATCCTGTGACTCATTATCTGGTTCAGCTTCTGTTAATCCTTTTGATTGATTAACAATAGTATTTATAACTGGTCGTTCAAAATCAGTCAGTTCTGTTAATACATCTCGCAACACTTCATAATCTGAATTTGTTTTGGGATATCCTGAATCTAAACGATACGTCCATTCAGTTAAAATTTTATGCATATCTGTCATAACAATATAGTTTTCATTTTACTATAAATATTTCCTACTTTACATTTAACCGGGAAATTTCCAGATTCTAACGAATTTTTAATATCAGGAAGCACGTATTTAGCTTCTGATATAGGAACATCAAATAAAATAGAGTCATATGTATATAATATCATACACGTTTTACGACCGATTAATATGTCTTGAACTTTATCTAATTTTTGCACAGATACTTCTGTTTCTACTGCTTGTAAATAATAATTAAATAATTTATTTGCGGTCATATTCTTTAAAAAGTCTGAATTAAGACGCCTTTTTAATATTGGGGTTTCTATATACTTTTGCCGCTTCCATTTATCCCACAATTCATATATCATCGAATTTACTTGTTTAAAAAATGGAATTGATAAAAATTCTTTGTCTATATTACCATATAATAGTCTAAATGTTATTTGTTTGCTTTTTTCATATTGTTCTTTAGTTAATGTTTCTACACCAAAATAAAATTTACCAAAATATTCATGTATAGATCCATGTGGTAATTTATATCCTATTAATCTTGCAATAAGCCGTACATGATATGCATCAAAATCCATTTCAACTAAAGCACCATCTTTAAATCTGCTACAAAATGCATCTCTAGTGCCATCTGTTTTGTTCATTGCTGCAAAATTAAAGCCTCTGAAAGCATTTGATGGTCTTCCTGTTGAGGTATGATACTTATATTGTGAATAAACACGATTATCATTAATTAAATCAGGCATTTTAAATGAATTGGTTACATATAAACCATTTTTTTCTATACCAGCAAACACTTTTGGGTATATTTCATTGAATATTTTATATGAATCTGATAATTTTGAGTTTATTATCATTGGCCATGCATATTTTCTTATCTTTTGACACATAGACAAATGTTGTTGCATTGGAACTATACCATTTACTTGTGGTAAATTAGAATGTCTGCGCCAATAAAATTCATGAGCTGGTGTGGGATAGTGTGATTCTTCATATGACTCTCCATATGTATACCACCACAATGTTTTTACATCCCATATATCATCATTTCCACCTATTTGTAACCATTTCTTTTTGTCATGAACAAATATATCTTTTAATTGTAAAAAGTCTTGTACATATTCTCGAAAGCCCCTTATTTGTTCTGTATGATGTATTGGAATTATAACTTCTATATCATTTTCTGAATATATGTATATTGCGGATAAATTTGATGTAGATACATGATGTTGAGAATTACAAAATATGGGTACTAATAAAGTTTTTTTATTTTGTATATCTTGCAATATTGCAGTAACTTCTTCGTTATGATCCAGTATCATATATTAATAATAAGAAAAAAAAGTTAAATAGCCGAATCGTTAATGCCAGGAGGTATTATAATGTTATTTTTATCTATATCATTTTTAGCTTGTTGAGTTTTAGATTCAAACTTCTTTGTTTTAAAATTTGGTTTTAATTGTTTATATCTAAATTTTAATCCGGATGTATCTTCGAATGGTAATAATTTATTTGAGAATTGAGGATTCCATTCTTTTAAACTATATATTTCTCCTGTAGAATATTTGTGATAAAATCCTTTATATTCTATGTTATTGAGCATAAATTCTTTTCCAAATGTATATAAATTTTTAGTAATTTCATTTTCGGCGTAATGTAATTTATCTCTCATATTATAATCCTATTCTTGGTCGCATTATACATTTTACTGCAGTTTTCCACTCACCTTCTTGACTAACTGTATGAGTTACTCCTATTATACTAAATACTGTATTTACTCTGTAATTTGTTGGAAGTACATCAAATTCTAAAACATCGCCATATCTCAACCCATTTATACCATCCATTGTAAATGATGCATCAAATGGAAATATAGGTGACATTATTTTTAATGAGTCTTCGGGTCGGTCTAATGGAAATTGTACGTAATTTTTTAAAGCTTTTTGTAATTCTACTCGATTTTTTTCTAGATTTTCTCCGAATTTCTTTTTTTGGATTAATAATTCGTCAGTATATTTTTTATGAGTATTGTTATATTTTTTTGTAAGCTGTTTGAGTTGTTCTTTACTTCCATGTTGATACATAAGATTTAAATATGGTGCAATGTCATCTTCTGATATTTCGTCTGGATTTTGATTCAATACATATGATAATGTAGATACGCTGCTAGGCATTTTCGCTGTAAAAGTAAAATCTTGGACTATACTTCCTATCGTTTTTCCTTCATCTTTTAATGGAGGAGTATTTCCTTTTACATTTGTTTGTTTATTTATAAGTCTAGCAGTCATAGGAACCGAATATGGTTTTACTTGGTTTTTGTCTATAATAGTGCCACCAAAATTTGCATCATAATATAATAATACGTCATCAAACTTAGGATTAGGATGTGTTATTAAGTTCATATTGACTACTCCACTAGTAGCTTCGTTAATAACATTAGAGATTTCTTCTAAAAATTCATTTAATTTAAATTTCGTATTTTTTCTTCCAATATATTCACCATAATTATTTTTATTATAAAATATATTTTTAATAACGTTTAAGTTTAAAAAAATACGACTAGGATGTGCTAATTTTTCTTGTGTTTCTTTTTTGTTTCTTGTTATTTTAGATACAGTTTGATATCCTTTCCATATAGAATTTGCAGGTTTAGATGTAGCATTAGGAGTTCCAAATACATCTTTAAAAAAGATTAATCCTGTTTCTTTACCTCCGTATTTTTCTGTAGTACTTTTATCAGTTGTATTACCTCGTTTGTCGTCTGCAGGTAATAGTAAAACATTTTTTGGATCTGAAGAACATAATTGTTCAAAATAATTGCTAAAACAAATTCCGTCGTCACAAATAATTTTAGGAGATGATACTATATTTTTATATTTTGTTAATACCTGGGTATTGATAAAGTCAATTATTGTGCCTAATGTTATATAACGATCTATAGTATCTGGTATTTCTTCGTCTGTTTCTGTTTCTCCGGAGGCATCTCCAAACAAATACCACTGATCTGCAATGTTTTCTATATTATCTAATTCATCTCCTTTTATAACTGGTTTTCCTTCTATTATATTAAGTGGAGGAGGTTCTCCTGCCCCTGTTTTTATTTCAGTTTTAATTGGAGATAATCTAAATTTTGTTAGTTCTTTTTCATACTTTTCAAGTTCTTTTTCATCCATTGTTAAAATTTGATCCATTGAAAGTTTTGACAATCCTAAATCAGCTTGTACATTTTTTTTATGTATGTCATCAATATAATGATATAATGCATCATAAAGATTATATACTATTATAATTTCATCTTTATAAACTGGGGATGTTTCTATATTAGCCATATATGAAGGATCTTCACTTCCAAATTCTGTGATATTATGTTGACCTTGTAATTCATAAGGATTAGCAGGCACTCCTATCCCTGGCTGATTAAATGATAAATTATCTTGTGGTTGAATATTTAGTTGAAGACCTTGATTGCCAGTAACAGAGGGTGGTGTATATGTTTCTGTTTCAAATTCTGTTTCTTCTGTTTTATAACTTTTTCCGTCACTACCATTGATAAACATAGATACGTCTGTATATACATTGCTAGTACCTCTCAATGTTAATGTTATTTGGGCAGTATAATCTGTTTGTATAGATAAATCAAAATTAACAATTAGTCCTTGAAAAACTATTTCATTCATTTTTTTGATTTGTTGTTTTTTCTTTTTTAAAGCTACAACATCTCCAGGATATAAAGCTTGTAATTTTTTATCTGATGGCAGTACTTTGTCTGTTAATGAACCTTCTGTAATTATCGCTGATTCTGGATGTGCATATTTTAGTTTTACATTTCTTCCGGGACGCATAAATACTTGTTCTATAACATCTAGATCTCGCTGCATATTCGGAACATTAATAATAATAGTAGCAGTGTTTAACAAACCCATGCTATGATCACCAATAGCAATTTCACTACTAACTATATATGGAGGGATTCTTTGTTGCATATTTGGTCGAACATACCAATTTTGTGTAGGTGTTTTTTGTGAAAATCGGAATGGTTCTTTAAATTCATTATTTTGATAATCCTTAAGTTTATCAACCCAACTGATTGTTTGTACGTCTTCAGATAATTTATCTGAACTTAAAAATCCTTTATTCCCGGAAGGCAAATAATCCTCCTTTCGTACATCAGATCCGCCTAATGTTAATATCTCCTCTAAACCTTTTGGATCTTTAAAAGCAATTAATTCTACATTGGCTATTTTAGATACCATATAATTTATATCACGAGTTGTTCTGTTGTATCCAGCAACACTTCTAGCATTTAACTCTTTTTTTAGATTTAAATCGACTTCGGTATAAAATATCTGACTCATCTGGTTCTATTTTTTTGTTCTATTTCAGATAAAACTCGTTCTTTATCTGGTATACGTATAATAGTATTTCTAGGAATCATTAATGTTCCTTTTCCTAATTTATTAACAGCAGCAATCATCCACCATGAAGATGCATCTGAATAAAAATCATTTGCTAATTTATCTAATCGTTGGGGAGATGATGTTCGTATTACAATGTCTGTAGTATGAGGTGGTACACTTATAATTATAGTGCTTAGTTTACGTTTTTCTGAAATGTCTTTTATCTGTGATGTTATGTCATATCGTTTCATAATTATTTACTTTTTTTTGCACCAGGACCTTCAAGAATTTCAGGATCATCTGCATCAACAGTATTTGTTTGTGGAGGCCTAGAAGATTTTGAATCACCTAACCAATCAGATTCATCTGTAGTTTCATTACGTCTCATATGTTTATTATAAGTAGTGCTATTACCTAATGAATACATTGCTCCACCTTTTTCTGGCAATTCATTGGTCATTATATGGAATCCTAATGTTACTGAAACTTTATGTGGAACTTGTTTCATTTCCGGGTCTTGTTCCAAATTAATTTCCCATGTTGTATCTGCATCTACAAATGTATAATTAATACTATTAAGAATAATAGGAGTTGATACAAATAAATCTCCTAATGTCAATCTTAGCCATGGTGCTACTAATGATATAGAATTATTTTTATATTCAGGGGCAGCATATGAAGCTAAATAATTTAATTTTCTATATATAAATTTTAATTCATCACGTGATGTCGCATATACTGTAAATGATACATCACCATCTCTACTAAATCCACTATAATGATAATTAGTATCAGATCGACCTAATATATTAACAGGTGTCCATGATGGAGAAAATGAATCACTAAAACTAGTTATAATTGCACGAAAAACTAATATATCATCTACTTCGTCTGGATTTCCAATTGTTGCATTTGGTCCGGTAAAGAAAAATTTAATAAAATCTTTAGTTGTTCCATATGGATTTGCTCCAATAGCTTTGGTAGCTTTTTGGATGAATTTTCCGAGTTTTCCGAGTTTTTCTCCAGCTCCATCTTTTCTAGGTAACCATTGGTATATTTGCTGATGAGATCTTTTTCCGTAGTCTATAACATTAACTTTATCTCCACGAAATGGAGTCATCCGTTGTTTTATGAGTCTAGCATTAGCAAAAAACTTCTTTTTTTCCCATTTTGAATTTCCACCAGCTATAGATTTTTGCGTAAAATCACCTCTATATCCTGCAGCTCCATGTGTTCCGAAACCATATGTGTTATCTAAATTATATAACATATATATACCAGTAGTTGCTGCAGCAGTAGCCATAATGCCTGCTTTAACACTACCTCTAGTTGATGCGTCTAATCCGTCAATTCGTTTGCCCAGTAGATTGCCGGCGGTTTTTCCTAACTTTTTTCCAAACTTATCTTCGCCAAATAATGTTATTTTTCTGGTCCGGAAGTCATGATATGGAATAGATGGGCCTTGTAACGGCCTATCATTTAAATTTATAAATGGAGATGTTGCATAAGTACTTTGATTTTGTCCTATCTGTCCGGCTGCTGAAGATATAAATGGGTTTAAACCCGGTACTCCTAGTCCGGCAGTAAGCATTTTACCACCAAAGCCTACAACAGAGCCGGCTCCTTGTTTAACAAATCCTTTCCATCCATTTTCAGTATCTATTATCGAACCTATGGCCATATCTTTATTAGTATTCAATACCATGTAATTAGGATGTCTCCTACGATAACTGTTTAATTCTGATGGATCTGCCATAATTATTTCCTTTAACTATATCTGCCTCTATTCATTCTAAAGTCGTCTCCAGTGTCAATTTTAAGTTTAGTGCCGCTCATATGCGATGCTACTGCAGCTGCAAATAAATTAGCTATTTGTGAGGGAGACATACCGCTAGCCCCAAGTGGTATAGGATCTTTAGGGAGAACTGTTTCTCCTGATGTTAATGCTGCTGGATATGTGTCATTTGGATATCCTGGAGGTACAACCCCACCGTCAACCATACCTTTATTCACATTAACTACTGCTGGTTGTGGGACTGTCATGTTGCTTACTTTGGTTAATCCACCTGCATATGTTTTTTGCAGAAATTCCGGAGTTATTGTTTTAACAGCTGCTATAAAATTATCAAGTGCTGTTGTAGCTAAAGTAGACTGTCCACCTAATGCTCCTGCAAAATCTAGAATTTCTTTGTATATTGGATTTTGCTCACTCCCAAAAATTCCTAATTGATCAATAAATGTATTTCCTAAATTTTGTGCATTTTCTAATAGAAATTTATTAAATCCGGATTTTGAATCTGTAAAAGCTTTTGTTAGGTTTGGTATGAAATTATCTTCAATGGTTGTTTTTACGTCTGCTGCAAACTTACCAGCCCCTTCTTCAGTTCCCATCCTCAACTTTATACCTTTATCAACCATGGTTTCTAATGCCTCTACACTTCTTTGTTGAGTGGTACGACGATCATCAGCATCTATAATTTTTTTAATATCTGTTTCTTTAACTTTTAACTTTTTTAATTCGTCTTTAAGTTTTTCTCCAGATAAGTCAAATAATCTTTCTGCTCCTAAACCTTTTAATAATTTTCTTTTTTGAACTATCTTGGTTACTTGGTCTACTTCTAATCCTGTGGCTTTTGCGAATGCTTGTCTGGCCAACATGTTGTTTTCTAATGTTTTACCTTGTTTATCAAACATTTTATTTAGTGTGCCGGTTGCTTCTGCAGATTTACCAGATAAATATTGTTCCCTGAATTTGTTAGTTAAACTTTTACCTTGATCATCAACCATACGTTTACCGGTTAATAATTGTAGCTCCATTTCAGCACCTACACTAGATTCTATATCTAATAATTTATCTCCAATTTTGGCAATATCATTCATGCTTACACCCAAAGCTTTGGATTTCATTACAGCTAAACCAATTTGCGAAGGATATCTCTGAAATGTCATTAAATTGCTAGAATTAGTTTTAGCAATTTCTTCAGTAACAGTTTTTTCTATTCCTTGTATTCCAGTTTTCTTTTCAAGTAATTCAAATTCTGCTTTACGTCGTAAAACAATTTTTTCCATTTGTTTTGCAACTGTTTTTTCGCCATCTGTTTGTCCTGCATAAAATAATTCTGTAGCATTTGCTGTTTCTGACGTAACACCTACAAGATCTGTGAAATATCTGTGTTGATTAATTAAACTTTTTTGTACCTTTGACGAGATTTTTGTGCTACGAATATAACCGCTAGTTAATCCGTCTAATCCTTTTATATACTTGTCTATGTTTGTTCTACCATATCCCAACTCAGCACTCAATTTATCTAAACGAAATCCAAATTTTGCAGCTTCTTTAGTACTTAAACCAAATTGCTTTTGCATAACAGTATTTCGCTGTTCTAGTTTTGTCATTGCATCAATTTGATCTAGATAATGTTTGTTAAGACGTTGTTGAAGACCAACAATTTTACTAATACCTGCTGCTCGAGCAGCTTCAGTACCGCTAAGTTTTTTTAACTGATTAGTTAAATTACCATATAATTTAGCTAAGTTTTTAGGATCTATAGGGCTACCACCACCTGGAGTTGTTGCTCCATGCCTAGGCAATGATCGTAATTTCTGTATAAGATGTTTAGTAGGCTGTTGCATATATTATATAAATATGATACGTTATTTTTTTCGCTTTGGTGGACTGCTCGGTTTGCTTGATTGTTTATTAGCAGCTTTTTGATTTCTTTCGTTTTGTTCACCATGTTTTTTATTGAGTTGATCAGTCCAAAACTTTCTTAAGAATACTGGCATAGTGTATATGGTATTCCAGTCCCATCGACCTTCTCCATACCAAATTAAATTAAATATATTTTCGTGAAATATTTTTCTATCTTCTGGTTTAAAACCAAAAAAGGTCTGCCCCAACTTGAAACCCGGCAGAAAAGGTGCTCCCATCTTCACCCACAAATTCTGTTTCAAGTATTAAACCTGGTGTATTATCTGTAATATATTTTCTGAATTGTTTTGCGTCTCGAGCTAAAAACTCATAACGAATAAATTGTTTTATACTGTCTGCATCTCGTTTATCTCTTACTTGAGTAATCATATGAAATAATAAATCACTAATAGGATTATTTTCATTTATATTTTTTGCATTTTCATTGTTAATAAAATTAAATTTAATTGTTAAGTCTTTATTTATTTCATATGAAAACTCGCCGGCTTCATTACATTGTAGATTAAAATCTCGATATTTTAATTTGCTTAAATTTACTACGCGGTCTAATGTGTTACCGGTTTTAGGATCTGTAACTGATACTGGGTATTCGGCGCCGTATGCTAATATTCTTGATTGTATTATTAATCCATCTTTATCTACCGATGCTAAATCATTTGATGTTATATTTGGTGTTACGATTAAATTATCAATTAATTTATCTAACATGATACCCTGATCAATATAAGATTTATTTGTTAATATATCCTCATCATATGCGGTCATATATCGCATTTCGATAGTTCCAGAAGCTAATGGATGTTTTTTTGGATATACTTTTCCACCAGAAGCTAATTTTATAATTTCAGAAGGTAATGTGCTTTTTTGTGATACATCATATTCTTGTTTTGCTAATTCAATGATATTTTCTTTATTTAAACGATCTGTTACGCGTGCCATAGATATTTTCCTTTTATAACTTTTATATAAATATTATGAACATAAAAAATGGGAGCAAATAACTCCCATTAACATTAATTATATATATTATTATTAGAAATTCAATATAGCATAATCATATCGAAGTGTTAATTCAATATTAACTACATCTTCCGTACTCCAATCTAATGAACCGAAATTTGCATCAACAATAAATGCACCATTTAACTTCCATTCTTCGATGGTCTCCCCTAATGGCGATAATTGTTTTAAAGATATATCTTTTTTATAGTAATCAGAATATCCATCTCTACCAGTTGCAGACTCATGATGAGCTCTAATCCACTCCATAACTGCTTGTGCTCCCGATGGAACTATTGCGTCATACAATGTTACTGATATAGTATTCCAGACTGATTTACCTTTTACGTAACGCTGAATATTAATGTGATCTAATGTTATTTCTCCATTAGCTATACTAGGTTTTGCTGCAGCTTTTATTAAATAAGCTGGAATACCTGAGCCATTTGGATCAATAACTGACATTACAAACTGATGTTGTTTTTTTGGTTCCCACGTAAATGCATTATCATAAAAGTCTCCGGCTGAGTTACCAGCATAATCAGTTGCACCAACTGCGGCATTACCAAGTTGGCCGGCTAATGCAGAACTATTTGGATCAAATTGGTCAAATTGACTTGGCATAATATTTTCCTTTTTTTATATAAATATATACAATTGTTAAAAATTATTCCTATTCTGGAAATGATGCACCTGTTGGTTGTATATTGAAATCTAAAACAATGAACTCAGCAGTACGTGTTGGCTGTAAAAACAATTGTCCGTACATTAAATTTTCATCTTCATATCCAACTGGTTTATTTTCTAAATCCATTACTACTTGGAATGCATTTAAACCTTGTTGTGCTTTTACTTGTTGCAAATATGGATTAACAATAGATAAAAATCTATCTCTAGTTAC